TGATATCTTTTCCACGATACTTATCAGGAATACCGTCTTCTTCAGGTTCTTGAGTATCTTCTAGGGTTGGCTCTTCAGCTTCCTGTTCGACCTCTTCTACTTCCTCTAATGAAGCAAACTCTTCGTTTTCTTGCTGATCTTCGGGTTTCGGATCAAGTAATTGTGCCATATTGTTAAACTCCGTGCCGTAGCATTATGGATGTGTTCTCTTAGCGGCTCTTTCGTGATCTCTAGCCCACTTATCATCGGCATCGGGCCATCCGGTGCCTTTGAACTGTGAAGATACACTTGAGATTATCCGCTGTGCGGTGTCACCACATTCAGGACAAGTTGCGAATTGATCATTAGAGTCAACCCATTGTTCTTCAATGTGGTCACAAGTTATGCACTTAAAGTCATACCGACGGATCATTACCCGCCTCCATGTCTAGTGCATTTTTTATTCCTGTCTCAAAGTTGATAACATTCATTAGAGTGTTGATCTGACCTTTGACAAAGAATAATTCTTGTTCGTTTTTTATTTCTTCAATCTTGTATGAGGCTACTAGCTCTTGTGCTTCTTGTACAAATTGTTTCCAACCTGTATGTAAAAACAAATCTAAGTAGTTCTCATAATACTTTTCATCTTCAGGACTCAATGAGTTTCTCCTGTTTGCTTATATACACTATTATACCATAAAACACTTGACTTGTCAAGAGGCTTGTGCTAATGTAGCCTTCTTTTGTGGTGCTTTAGGCTTACTTGATTGTTCTTCTAGTGCCTTAAGACGTTCGTCATATTGCTTAAGAATGGCATTCACTTGTGTAAGAATGTTATCCAACTCTTGTTTCGTTACCATTTTGGCCTCTCATTTGCGTTTCAACAATGTCTTCTTTCGTTTCAATCTCACGTTGCTTGAGTGCTAATTCAGCAATCTTTGCACGTTGATTGAATTCTTTTTCGGTAGGATCAGTTCCCATACCTTTCATTACTGCAGAGTAACGTTTAGTTTCGCTGTCAATAGGCAACAACTCAGTTTCAACAGCATTCTGTTGTGCTCTTGAGACAACCTCTGCAGTTTGTGCTTGAATGTTTTCAATGGTGGCTTGCTTTTGAGCCATTTCCATCTGCATCGCTTGCATTTGAACTTGCTGTTGCTGTTCGTTAGGTTGCATTGCTTGCTGAAGCTGTGCAATGATCTGCTCACGATTACTCAAGTTCATGTTGTCAACGATTGCTTGAATTAACATTGGGTACATAGGTGACTCTTGACCCATTGTCTGTAACAATTGTACAAGTTGTGTGACTTCATACTCACGAGCAATAATGCCAAGTGAGCTTGATGCAACAAACGTAAAGTCTTTCGCAGGGTAACGCTCTGGATCAAACTGCATATAACGATACGCGACTTTTTCTACAAGCGGGATTAAAAAAGCCTCTTGGAAGTTAATCAGTGTACGCTTGTGGCGTTTAATGATGGCTCCCAATGACATGGAGATACCTGCGGCTGTGGAATCCCCATTGATACTTCCCGGAATACCTGCCGCATCAATAGCTCCAGTTGCCATTTGAACCATTTGTTGCAGATTGGCCGCTTGGTTAAATGTGTTGGCGTCAAGATTTCCAAATCTAAACGGCTGTAAGATTTCTGCGGGATTGCCATTCGTAAGGATGGCCTTGCCGGGTCTAACTTCCAGTTTACTTCCGCGAGGAAGGCGTGAAGCATCAACAGCAAGCATAGGATGTACAGTAAGCGCAAGTGCGTCAATTCGTGCTCTCAGTTCAGTATCAAGGGCTTTCTGTGCATTGTAGCCTTTCTCACAAATACCACGGCCCCAGAAGCGACTAGGGACAACATCCCAAGGGAATGCAACGACAGGACGGTCTTGCATCATGTAGGGGTTTTGTTCTGCTTTAAGGAGAATACCACCATTTGCAATAACAATGATTGCTTCTACATACTCTGACTTGTCCTCAGGTATTTCGCCTTCATCGGCATCAGAAACAAATAAATTACGTGGCACTTTACCGTAGTACTTAGTCAAACGTACTTTATCGTCTGTGTATTGAGTTAACTCTTGGTCTGGCTCAAGATCAATATCAATTGCCGCAGGCTGTACTGGTTCATCACGGTAAATACCTGCTTCTTGTGCTAAATGCACTTGGTGAATAGGCACATACTCGTCAATAGCAACGCCTAAGGCTTCTTCAATACTTGTAGCCACCGGATCAATCAAAAAGTTTTGAGGCATTACAGGGCGTACTTTAAACACCGTCCGTGAACGTTCTAAAACGCCTACAGCGGCCATATCGCCTTCCATTACTGGCTGAGTTGAAGGAATTAGTTGCAATTCTTCGTCGGCAATAATTTCGGCTACACCTGTACCAAACACAGCGGCATTCAATACACACTCTGCAATTGCTTTACGAGCCGCAACGAATTTAAAGTCTTCGTCGAGGTTGTTTCGTAGCATTGCAATGTCGCCATTATTTGTATCACGTACATCGTCTTGAATGTCAAACCACTTGCCGCGTCCAAAAGTTGCTTCTTCAACTTCTGCGACTGCAGACTCTACAGCTTGCTGAAGGGCAGGGGAGATGATACGAGAGCGTTCTGAAGTTCGCATAGTATCTTCAGCGGCCCAGATACCTCTCCAGAGTCTATAGTATTCATCAAACTTTTCTTTGTAGTTGGACTCGTAGTGGTCACGCCACTGGTCACACTTATTAATTACCCAAGACTCAAGGGACGTCGGGTCGATAGAGTGGTTTTCATATTCCATGTTAATATCCTGCCACAGGGTCTAAGATTTCAAAATCGTCTTCTTCATAGTCGTAGTAGTACGATACTTTAGCTAATTGGTCAATGTATGCCAAAGCATCAACCAAGTCATCATGCACTAGGGCATTTGGAAACTGAAAGAGCTCGTCAAGAAACGTAGGATTCCAATCGCCTTCATTCAGTGTAATCTGTCCATGTTCAAAACGTCCTTGTAAAGCCCAGACAACACGATCAGTTTTCTTTTTGTTGCCGTGAGTTAACTCCTCCACCCTGAAGAATCTTTGCTGTGACTTCATTAGATCTGTAAGATAAGGCAGTACCGCATTCTTTAAGGCTCCTTTTTCTATACCAACCGCTACTGGTTGATACGCATTCACAGCCTCGAATATTTTCCTTGCGGTTTTTTTGATATCCCATCGTCCATGTACAATATCCGCTACCCACCATCCGTCTTCATTTGCCTTAACGATAGCTATCGCTGTTTGGTCGAGCTTTTTGTTTTTGGACTTAGTTGCACTTTCAACATCAGCAAAGCCCGCAAGGTCGACTGCAATATAATAATCCCCAACGTCAGGCTCATCAATATCAAACTTAACCCAATCCTCTTTAAAGATCTCAGAGCCCATTGCTTCAAACGACGCCATAAACTCTTGTCGGAAAGCGTAGGACGACATTGACTTCTTTGCGACATCAATTTCGTCTGGGTCGAGTAGTGGATTGTCATAAGACGTAAAATGCCACGCCTTATAAGTCTCATCGCCTGACATCTCCGCATATTTAAACAACTCATAGAAGTGGTTACGGCCCATAGGTGTTCCTATGAACATCGCTTGGCCCTTCTGGTCAGCTAGGGCAGGCCGTAGGATGGTTTCCCATACACTAGGTTTCATATCCGCATATTCGTCCATAACAAGGAACTTAAGGGATACACCACGCATTGTTTCTGGACGGTCAGCACCTTTGAGACTGATGGTTGCACCGTTGACCAGTTTGATTGTTAAGTTGTTAATGTGGCTACCTGTGATGACGGGGTTACCCAACTCCATCAAGGTGTTCCACATGATGTCTCTCGCCTGACCTTGAGTAGGAGCAACGTAGAAGACATGACCACGTTCAGTCTGTAATGCGTTGATGATGAGCAACCAAGCCGCTAGTCTTGATTTGCCTGTACGACGCCCTGCGGCAACAACTTTGAATCTTGTGGTGTCACTAAAAACATCCTGTTGCCACGGAAGAAGCTCGACATTGAGTTCTGTACTCAAGCTTTAGCCTCTTTCATAATGTCGACAAGTTCTTTACTACGACGACCTACCTGAGAGTACCACTTGGAATTAATCATCTCGTTAGCGGCTACTAGGTAGTTACCTTCGTTGACAGCCTTTAACATTTTTTTAAACTTGCTCAGACGATTTCGTCCAAGGTTAAATGCCATGTTTACAAGTACCCTTTGGGCATCTGGAGCCTGACCTGCAAAGTTTAAGACAAGTGCACAAGCATCACTGTAGGCGACATCACAGTCTTTATGGAAGACATCTAGGATTCTGTCGTCTGTCACAGGAGTTCCTACGGGCCATGAGTACTCCATATCGTCTTCTGTGACCATATGTCCGATACCAAACGTAGGGTACCCTTCAGAACACAAGTAAATCTCAGCAACATACCCTTCGTGACGGATTAGGTCTTCTTTGACAATTTCTATTAGTTCATTCCTTGTCATCTATTACCTCTGCGTCAATAATGTCTTCTTCGGTCACTTTGGCTTCCCCGATGCCTGATATCGTAATAGACACTGCAGGACGACCGCCATTTTCTTTGTCTTTTTCAAAATAGCTGACAGGGAGCATACGATCCATTAAGAGCTTCCAAGCCGCCGCTTGATTCTTGTGATCATCATTTAGTGCCGCATCAAGAATACTGTCGAGTACCTTACGGGACTTAGGTGATGCCAACATCCTTGCTTTGTACTCATTGATGATTGCGGCGTCACCCGGTGGGCGACCAACCTTACCTCTTTTAGTCGGTTTTAGTGATTCGACATCCTGTTTTCTAGGACGACCAATCTTTTTAGTTTCTGTCATAAGTATTTTCCTACCTAAGGGTACTTAAGTGATACTTTAAGAGTAATTAATAATAAACACTTAACGATTTACTTAAGTGTCTTAAGTATATACCATAATTATACCATAAAATTAACCAAAAGTCAAGAGGTATCCTTAAGTTTCCCTTAGGGTGCCCCAAGTTTACCCTTTTGTCAACCCCTTAGAGTCACTTTTTTATCACTTTTTTGTTATAATTATCATAATAGTTATCACATTTGTGTTATATAAGGATATCTTTATATTATTATGGGTTTCTTAGGGGTCTAAAGTGGCTCTTTAGCAAATCTGGGCGGGTACACTAAAGCTAAAACAACTGCAACACCCTCCCCCGGGCCCTTACGAACCCTTAGGTATCTAATGTTTAGATATCTAATCTTTAGAGTGCTAATGTTTAGCCTGCGAACCCTTAGGGGTCTAAAGATTAGAGGACTAATACTTAGATATCTAATGTTTAGCCTGCGAACCCTTAGGTATCTAAGTGTTGACAAGGGGCCACATATGTGCATCACAGGTGACACCTAGGTGCACCAAAGTGGTGCATAATGTCGACTAGACGTCAACAGGTGGGCTGAAGTGGGC